TACCTCCGACATTCACTTTAAGTAACACATCTCCAGCATCGCCTGTTCCTGTCCCATCTGATACCCACTGTACACTGTTCCCTGCGTCTGGGTCTGCTGGGTCAGAGGATAGTGGTTGTTGTGTGATAGCCCCTGCTACTTGGAGTTTAGTGTCAGGTGCCGTGGTGCCGATACCGACGTTGCCTGCGTTGTCTACAACAAACTTACTACTTCCTCCCACTTGCAAGTCCATTAGTAATTGAGAACCTGAACCTGTCGCAGTCTCGGTAACATCCACATGCAAAGCTGTGAACCCTGCCGTGCCGCTTGCTTGGTTGACTGTCGGAGTGAACTGAACCCCATAATTAGTGCCGCTTGTTAAAATACCTGTAGTATGGACGATTTGCTTAACAATGGAGTTGGTTCTTATTTCCATATTCTTGACTACAGGTGTGTTGATATAGCCCTTACCATTATATCCAACTTCCATCCTGTTAGATATCTTAATGCTAGAATTTACCGTTCCTGTTCCGAACTGTGCTTTATTTGTCGCCGCGTTTGCGATGGTCAGTGGTGACGCAGGCGAATCCGTCCCGATACCGACGTTGCCGTCGTCATCTATAAACATAGACCCTTGGTCTTGTACTAGCTTACCTGTAGTGCCGTCATATGTAGGTACTGAGTTGTCTGCTGCTGAGGACGGGCCTACTAGGTCGCCTGAGCCAGAAGGTGCAGCAAACGTACCGTCACCACGATAGAACGTAGTTGCGTCACGGGTACCAGCTCCTGCAATTTTAGCATTAGTAATTGCATCGTCGTCAATCTGAGCTGTGTCTACAGTGTCAAGGTCTGCCAAAGCTCCTGTGTTTGCCGTAGCCCCGTCTGCTACGTTTATTAAAGTACGCACCTCACTGGCTGTAAGTTGCTCTGAGTCACCTGTGCCTGCTGTGGTTCGTCCTAGAATTCTGTCTGTGGCTACGTTTGATACTACGTCTACAGTACCAGCACTAACAGTTTCCCAACTAGCGTCTGTTCCGTCAGTTGATAAGAACTTGCCGTTGTTGCCTGACTGGTCTGGGAGAGATGAACCTCCACCAATAACACCGTCTGCAATAGCATCTTTAATGAAACGATATACTGCTGGCTTGCTTGTACCACCCACCCCGTTACCTGCGCTTTTCTTCTGAACTTCATCCCAAAGTTTAGCTAGGTCTTCTTTTAGGTCTTTTACGGCTGACTGCTCTAGTTTATCGTCCCCGTTAAGTAACTCTAGTGCATCTCGTACAGCAAACCCGTCTGTGGTGATTTCTGTCTGCACCATTGCCTCGAAGTCTGGAAGCTCGATTAGTTCCAGTGCCATTCTAGCTGCTCGACCGATTTCTTCTTCTGTGACAATCCCGTTATCACCGCTACGGATATTAGCTAGTGCCGCTTGTACTTGTTTTTCTAGCTGTGACCCTGTTTTAGCCATCTTGCTATCAAACCCTGCAACTGCGCTATTGACAGCGTCAGTAAGCATTTTAGTAGCTTCTGAGCGCCCTACAAAGTCTTTACCTTCTACTGGAGATGTACCATTAAGCCGTCCGTCTTTAATTGCTTGTTCAATTACTTTCACTTGACTAAGAACAACAACAACCATCTCTGCAAGTTCGTTGGGAGAAACGTCTTTAACCAAGTCAGGGTTTGATAGAGAAAGGTTAAGTTTTCTTAGTGTGTCGGGGTTTATTTTTCGCATGAGGGGATAAGTGCTATTGCTTTATTATACCATTTATAGGTAAGTTCTTTACTTTTTTCGTTTCTTCTTGCCTTTAGTGGCTTTACGTTTTGTGTATGGCATGGTATAAGGTTGTTATGGCTACTATTTTGTTTATATCTTTTTTGATTTGGTTGGCGGTAATATTTCCGCCTCTTTGGATTGTCTATCTAATTTTTTTCCTTACTGCGCATTTTCGGAAGTAGCTTCAAGCAATGCTCGTAGTGCTGCGCGTTGGTCTGTTTGGTCTGCTTTTCCTGCTTCCATAATTGCACCAGCTATATCAGATATACCTGCACGAATACCACCTTGGAACCCTGCGCGTGGTGTATTTTCTGGGTATAAAGCACGTATTTCTTCGGCAAATGCAGCTACTTCTTTAGGACTTGCGTCTGCGTAACCTAATTGTCGAGAAATAGTGTCCATTTCATCTGCGATAGCTTCATATGCAGGTGAGCTTTGAGCTTCTCCAAAGATACGTCGCAAGTTTACCTTTGCAAACTCTGCTGGGTCTGTACTTTTTGTTATTTCAAAGTTTGGTGTTTTAAAGATACTGTTTTCAATATCATCAAGAAGTGTGACCACGTTTCTATACTGCGAGTTTAGGTTTCTTATCTCAGGAGAAAGTACATCCAGTTCTGTTGAATACACATCTCTAAATGCTCTAAACAAATCTGTTGTTTGGCCATCTGCTGTTGTAATTATTACGTCTTGAACAGCGTCCGTCCTTGCCTCACGTTGTATAGCAGAAAACAGTTGGTCTTTTTCTCTAATTTCTAAAGGTGACAAATTACTTCCACCTTCTGTTGCTTTCCTGTACAAATCTTCTGCTACTGTTCGTTGCTTTCCTGTAAGTTTAGACCTTGTAAAGTCTAGGCCGTCAAAAGTAGATACACCAGTTTTTTCGTTTACTTTAAATTTTGGCGTAATACGCAAATCACCTAACACGCTATCTAATTTAGAAAATGCACCGTCCATATTGACAGTAGTTTCTTTACCTAGTTTTGCTGTAGCTACGTTCATAGCTTCACCAATAGTTTTTCGCTGTGTTTCAATAACCTGGTATTGCTTTCCAGCCAATTCACCTCCAACAATTGCAGGATTAGATTTTTGTCCTAACTTTGTTTTTGGTGTATCTGCAATATCCATAACTCTTATAAACGCTTGTTTTGTGACAGGGTTTGCTTGTACTATAGGTTCAATTAAAGGGTCTGGTAATCCAGTTTTAATAGCGTTTTGTACAGGCGGTGCCGACGTTCGTATACGCTCTGCCCTTACTCCAGACTCTCTAATGTTGTCAGTAACTTTACCAACAAACCTTGGTACACGTTCTACTAGCTCTTTCCCTGTTTGTGCTACGCCTGCTGCTGTTTCTGATTTAGGTACTGCTGCTGTTACTGCATCCGCGGTAGCTGTAATTCCTGTCTGTGCTGGTTTTCGTAGTGTTCCTACTAACGCTCCTCCTCCTGCAATAGCTAATGGTGCAGCTGCTCCAACAACTGTACCTAGTCCTGGTGTGGCCACTTCTGTTGCTGATTTTTTATCAATCAAATCTTGACCAACATCGTAGAGGAAACCTGCTCCTGCTCCTGCGGCTACCCGTCCAGCTACCGATGCACCACCTGTTACAGCTGCCCCTATTGGTAATGCTGCTGTCTGTACAACTGCACCTGCTACTTGGCCTTTCGTTGGAGCTTCGATTTCAGCACGGTTAATTTCTTGTTGTGTTTGTACGGGTTCTCCACTTACCTCGGAATTTAATTGCGCTGATTCCTGTTGTGATTGCGTTTGCAATAAGTTACCTACTGGCGACCTTGCAATTAAGTTACCAAAAACTTCTGTTGCGCCACCAAGGCCAGTTGCGTTTGCAATACGGTTAGACAACGGCGCTTTTTGCTCCTTGTCAAACCGCGTAGAATTAACAAGTTGAAAATTAGAAACTGCTTGTTTACCGTATTGCTGTTCAAATTGTTCCGCTGTAAAGGTTTTCATATTAGTTTATTGGTGTAAAATCTAGTTGAGTAAATGAACCGTCACTGTTTTCAGTAAAGAAGTTACCGTCTTCTTGTTGAATTACTCCAATAGACTCAGGTGAAGACCCCCTTCGCAAAGCATCCATTTTTGCAAAGTTTGATATTGAGTCTAGCTCAGCCAAGAAATCTTTTTGAGAAGCGTCGTACCCCGATACTTTAGTTGTTGTTTTTCTGAACCCTGGGATACCTTCTTTTTCATAAACTCTGAAGTTAGAAATCTTAGTAGCAGAATCACCTAAAATGTCCCATTCACCTTGTGACATAGCTCCAAAAGTCATACCTTTTTCTTTTGCTTCTGCAAAGGTATTGAGTGTTAATGTTTTTACAACATTTTCTACAGATGCAACGAAGTCATCTTTTGCCCCTGATAAAGCATCAATTCCTGCTGTCCTAGCCAAGAATGTTGGCCCTACAGATGTATTAAGGCCACTATCTGTTTTTAACGAATCAATTGTATTTACAAAAGCCGTTCCCCTAGCAATTTCGACTTGATTAGTTGTAGTCCCTGCTTCAAAGGTTTCTATAGTTTCTCCTGTTTGTGTATCAACTAAAGATTTAACACCATTTATATCTACAATTTCTGTAGAGCGTGTTACAACTGAAGGCTCCTGTAATTGTAGTAACTGTTCAGCTTTTACAGCTGCACTCGCATTACTTGAACGGATACTTGCCTCAGCCTGTCGAACATCCAAGTCTCGTAGCTGTGTCTGCCCTCGTGAGACAATACCTTGTGCTGCCGCTAGTCGGTCTTCATCTGACAGTTTAGGGTCAGTTAGTGTCCTGATGTCCTCTTGGGTAGCTGCTCCAGAGTTCATAGCATCGTCTACGGCATCTGCTACACGTTGGATTACTGCTTGGTCTGCTTCATACTTCCGTTTATCAGTCTCTAACAGTTGTGCCGTCTGCCCATCAACTACACCTTGCAGTGAGTTAATCTGGTTGATTAGGTTTGAGTTGCGTAGAGTACGGTCTTGATACGCTGTCTGTACAGCCTGTGACACTAGTGCTGATGCAGTCTCAATGTTTCCTTGTAGGATTGCTGCTCGTGCTGCTGTCCCTGCTTGTCGTACTGCGTTTTCTCGTTGCTCTTGGGTAATCTCTCTGTTCCCTTGTGCAATAGAGTTACCTTGCCCGATACGTGTCTGAGTTATATTACTCTCAGTATCCATGTCTGCCATCTGCAAATCTAAATCTTGTAGCATCCGCATATTTTCAGGAATACCAAACTGCTCTTGTTTTGAACTAAATAGCTCAGATAGTGTACCTTCACCTGCAAGCTGTGTCTGTTGGTCACGTAGAGCTTTGAGGTCTGCTGCTTCTTGAGTCTGTGCAGCTATAATGTTTTGAGTATTTGTCCCAACACCCTTTACCATGTTGTCATTAACTGGTGTAGTTTCAGCAACTTGTGGTTGCGGTACAGTAACTTGTGACACAGGCTGTGATAGCTGGTCTGCGGTTACAGATGTAGGGTTAGCGTTACGTTCTGCACGAGCTGCTGCAATACGTTTAGCTGCAGCTTGCCCTTCTGCAGATACTTGCGGCCTGTTTTCTCGTTGTGATTCAGGTAGAGTCCCAGCATCTACTTGTTTGTTTGTGATTAGGTTATCGGGAGACATATTTGTTATATTATAACACTTTTTACAGCGAGTTATTGTTATTACTTTTGCTAATAGTCTCTCGTACCGTCACATCTCCTTTCATTACTACCTTATATTGACGACTTGGGGACGTACCACCAGAGCCTAGCTTCTTTACTTCACCGTCTGCTTGCTCTGCTTTTACCTTCAAGAGCTTGTATGAATCAATTTGAATATCAGAGGTGCTATTAAGCACACCAAAACTAGTATCTACAGTTACTGTTTTAGTTGTACCTCCGACAACAGACACTATATGAGCAAGTTGTCCTGCCCCTAGTCCTGATAGGAACTCAATCTCGTAACCGTCCTGTTCACCAGCTGCTGTTTCTCCTAGTACGTCAGTCAATGTATCTGTGGTGTTAAACTGAGTAGCGTTTAACCAGGTAACAGAGTTGACTAGCAATGGGAAGCCTGGCAGTGTTAAATCCTTATACTTTACTGTTACTGTTTCGCCAGATGCTAGCGTGTCGTTCTTTATTGCAAATGCTTCAAACGCATCTGCTACACTTTCTGACTCGTGCCGTACTAGAGTGAAGTGTGCCTGTGGTGTTGCTGTTCCTTCCATCCATACACCCTCAGTTTCTACCCCACCACCTACCATTAGTCGAGTTTCGGGGGTATTGGTAATAAGTAGTGGGCCGGAAAAGCTCACTTTGTGCGAGCCATAGTCAGTGGTTGTATCAGTAAGGGCGTACTTATGTGTTAATGAGTACGTTTCTAAGTCAAGAACCCATACGCCAGATGGTGAACGAGTATCTAGGTTTTGGTTAGATACATATTCGTCTTCTGTATTTACATAGATGTAACAGTATTTACCAGACACTTGTGCGCCTTTAGGGTGGATAGCGCGTGATGTTGATGAATCTTGTACCAGTCCAGGTCGGCAACCGTCCATAACTTTAGAGTCGTTAGCCCATGGGAACTGAGCTACTGTTACAAAGCCTGCTCCGTTAAAGGCTTGAATGTAGCCCTGGTCAGTTACTACAAATGGTGTGTTATTGTAAGTAAACATTGTTAAACACGCTCGACCTTCGATTGCGTAGGATTGGTTGTATGAGGGATCTCCTAAGGTGTTTACTCCACCAACTTGTACCTCGTAGACATAAGCGTTGTTTTCAACTTCTGTATATGAACCAACCCACATTCTGTCCAGAGAAGGTGTCATAGTAGACGCTACCATTTGTGAGTCTATGGTAATAATAGTACCGTTTGCAACTCCGTTATAATAACGAATTTTGTTCTTATCAGTAATAAACAAAGTGTCTGTTCCTGAGCGTAAGACGTCCATAGTGTGACCAAAGTTTGCCGTTAAAGCTGTTCCGCTAGCTACATCTGTCCAAAAGTCATCGTCTTTCGTTGAACCGTCCCATGACATAATGTCAGTACCTAAAGAAATAAGTAAAAGACCGCCGAAAGAAGTCATGTCTGTTTCAAAACCTAAGTCTTCTGAGCCTAGTGTAGATGTATCGCCCCAGTTACTTGCGTTTGTAGGGTCACTGGTTACACTACAATCAAAGACATCATCTTGTGTAGCAACATAGTATTGTCCATCGTGTAGCTGGAGGGCTAATACACGTTCAGAACCGATTTCGTCTGTTCCTAGTACTTGTGTTAACCGTGGTGCAGGTTTAATAACTCCAGGGTTACTATCTAGGTCACAGTTGAAGGTACTCCAAAGGTTTCCCCCATAGTCTCCTACGTTGGATTGGATAAATCGTTTTACTGGGTCTGGTGTTTTTCGTGTACTCATATGTTATGTATCTATATCTGGTGCTGGTTGCCAAGTGGTTGATGTCTTCTTTAGTACGTACCCTGTTGTTCCTGCATTTGCGCCAGACACGTTAGTAAGGTCATCTAATGAAATTGCACTAGACAGAAAGTCTAACCGCCGCTCTAACGCATTTATGAAAGGCACGTTCTCTGCTCGCATCAAAGAGTTAACTAGTGTTTCTAGCTTGTTCATTCGTTCTAACTCTTGCGGTGTCATTGCCATATTACTTTTGTTCGTTAGTCCACGTTGTAGACGGTTTGGCTTCGTTAGTCCACACAGTAGGTGAGGTTCCTGCTCCGTTTTGTTCAAACATAGTAGGAGAAACGGCCAGTAAAGCGTTTGTTCCTGTTCCACCCACCTCGACACCGGCGTTTTCAAACATTGTTGGCGATACCTGCAACAGAGCGTTTGTGCCAGAGGCATCTTCTGGTTGGTTTAAAATCAATAACCCACCAAACCCACCCGCACCATCGTCGCTGTCATATTCAGTATAAGCAAAGGAAAATCCAGTTACGGTTGTTGACCCTGTAGTTGCGGCATATCCTATTGTCATACTTTTTGCTGATACTCCTGTAGAAGCATTTGTCACGGCTTTTATATTACATACCTCAGTCCAACTTGGATTTGTGTCACTAGAAGTAACGGTCAATGTTGTTGCATCTCCATAGTAATCACTATCAGTACCTTCATAAGAAGTCATTACCATAAACATAAGATTTTGACTAACTCTAGGTAGAGAGAGACCAGAACGAGTAAATGTACCACTTGTGGAATTGGTAAACCCACCATGGTCTGATTGATATATAGGGTTTCCTGTATCCCACCCAGATATTCTAACCATTGCTACAACTGAACCCTCTGCAGAACCCCCACCCGTTACAGAATAATTACTTGCTGCGACGTCTCCACTGTCTGCAATCTTGTAAAATACCTGCAATCCTGAGTCATCAATACCTCCTGGCCCATCATAAAACTCATCATATATTTCTGTAAAACCTGTACTAGCGTAGTTTCTCGTAGGCCCTCCTGCTGCAAAAATCATTAGTAGATTTCCTATAGCTACACCTGTTGGTTTAGTAACTGTGACAGACGTTGCGGTTGATGATGCTGATGCTGATGATTCTACTACTAATGCCATACTTTATATTGCTTTAAGTGCGTAATGTCCTTCTGCGTTTACTGTAATGCTTAATGTTCCTGATACTGGCGTTAGTGTCCCCTCGACAATATCAATAGTAGCTAGCACTGGTGATGTAGCATCGCTTCCTGTGTCTACCCAGATTGTGTACTTGTTAGTCGTAGCTGTGACAGAAGATAGTGATGGGTTAGCGGTGTCAAATTCTACTCGTGCATTTCCTGTGTCTAGGGTAGTTGTAATACTTGCTAGCGTAACGTCTGTTGTTCCTGCTGCCCGTGATGAGGAAATGTCACTCCAGTAAGAGTCTGTCCCTGCATTTGGTGTGTAACCTGTAGCCATAAAGGACAGCTTGGGTGTTCCTAGAGCAAGAACTGCGTCGAGTCCAGCTTTTAGTGATGTTAAATGTAGTGTTGATGCCATATGTTATCTGTTACCCCTGCTACGTCTGGTAAATGTAGACGGGATGGTTGCTTTTAATCGTCTTGGTGTGTCTCTGTCCATCTTTGATGCCATGTTTATTTGTTATAAGTGGTTGATGAAGTTCGTCCGAACTGTTGATAAGACCGATTTTTTACTCGTAGCCGTTTTGGTCGGTCTTCGTCCCGAGTTGAGAAGTCACTTCTGATTTTTCCGCCCGATTGCCGTCCGCTAGACTCGTTACCTTCCCATTTAATAAGTTCGTCACGGATATCTACTCTGTTTGCCCCGAGTACAGCAAATCCCATCTGTCGTGCAGCGTGAAGAATCAGGTAGTAGTGGTGCGTTAGTCGGATACCAACGTCATTAGTGTCGTCTGTTACGTCCATGTGTTTTGCAGCTCGGGTGTAGTAGACAGTTACTGTGTAATCTTTCTCAGGGTGTGGAAAAACTTCCAAACTATTAGCGTCGATATCATACGCTGTAGGAGTCCCTGTACCGTAGAATTTAAGTAACGTGATGTCTTTATGGTCTCGGCGGTCTATGGCCTTTAGAGGGCGTTCTGAGCCGTCTGAGAGGGTGATTGTGACCCTATCCATCTGTAGAAATGCCTTGTCTAGCTCTATCTTTGGGTTAGACACTGAAACTGTAGATGTTGCTACTGGATAGTCACCATGCCCTGTGCCGTCAAACTTCTGTACACCATCTGCACTCATAGCAATAGCTGAGTAATCGTTGAGCGCATACTTAAACATCCTTGTACCGTTGGTAGTACTAAGGTTATCTTGTCCTGTTATAAACTTTAAATGTTCAAACAATTCTGCTGGTGTGTTTTTGGTGGCTGACATAGTAAGTCTTATGGACTAAGTTCAAGATAGAGGAACTAGGAAGCTCTACCCTGAACCCAGCCCATAAGGGTGGGTGTAAGTGTGTGTGGCTTATACAGCTACAACAACTTTACAAATCTTTGGTGCGTTCTTTGTCCAGACTGTTGAGTCGTAGATTTGTGTAGAACGTAGCTCTTTACCTGTGAATCCAGGAACTTGGTCGATTTCATCTACCATGAATCCCTTTGATGGAAGTGCTAGGTGAGTTGAGTTTCGTAGTCCTGCAAGTAGGTTCTTCTGTTCGTCTCCTACTACTAGAGTAGAATCTGCTGATACAACTCCTAGGGAACCATAACCTGTTACAGTGATAGTTGTCGCTGTTGAAGTTGCTTTTACTCCTGCGTTCTTTAGGATTGCTCGGTTAGCTGCTGAAAGTGCGATGTAAGCTGAACCTGCTCCCGCTCCACCGTTTACTGCTGCTGCTAAGTTTTGCAATGTCTCTTCGTCGTCTGCTCCAAGGTCAACATCTCCTGCTACACTTGGTGAAGCTTTTACTGTGAAAGTTACTCCCTTCACTGTGTAAACATCTGTTGCGATAACTGAAGTACCTGTAGTTAGTTGTTCGTGTTCGATTTCTGGTGTTACAACATAGTCAAAGTCGAAAGTTGGAATAATCTCAAATCCTTTCATAAGCTGTCGGTCTGCTACGTTGAATCCTGCTGACATTCCAAACAGTTTGAAGAATCGTGCTGTTGATGGGTCAATCATGAAGTATGGTCGTCCTTGTGAAGCTGCTACTCCAGCATCTTGCATAAGTGCGTACACTTTAGTTGAGATTTCATCTGGGTTTGTAGCTGATACAGTAATCGGTGTTCCTGCTGATGTACTTCCTGCTAGTACTTCGTTGTCCAGGATAAGTCCTGCGCCGTCTACAGTGTTACTATAAGTACTTCGGTGAACTGCTACTCCAAGCGCTCGTGTGTGTCGGTCTACTCGGTCTGCTACGATGTCCCATGCATCACCTGCGTGTACAAGGTCTTTCGTTTGAATTCGTTCTCCGTATACTGCTTGGTTGTTGATTGACAATGTGTCATTTGACATTGCAAAGTCGTTTACAGCGTAAGTACCATCTGTTGTACTATCTGCTGCAAAGTCGTTACCGTATCGACTTGACATTGTTTCTAGGTTTTCTGTATCCACATCTGACACTGTTGCCATTGGGATCGCTGTTCGGTTCTCATCTTGTACGCCGTCCATGAAGGCTTGCTTCTGAACGTCTGTTGCGAAAATATTACTCATCTTAGGTTAATTTTTAGTTTTAACCCTAGTTCTTCTTGTTATTTCTTCTTTGCGAGGTATGCCCTAGCTGCTGACCGCCGTTCTGCTGTAGGTAATCGCTCACCTTTTTCCAACATCTGTGCGTCATGTGCTAGATCATCTCTCATTCCTCCTCCTGTTCGTGTAGACGGGGCTGGAGTACTGTTAGCTGTTCTCAGTTCTTTCAGTTCTGCCTTTACTGCCGATGTCTGTAGTGCTTCGTCTACGGTAATTTTCTTGAACTTAGCGTATTCTAGTACTGCATCCTGCTCCTTTACGTCTTTGATACCTTCTGTCTTAAGATTAAGACGGTCGTATCGTTCTTCTCGGTCTACTTCTTGCGGCTTAGTAGCTTCTTTACTACTTTCGTCACCATCTTCTTCGCCTTTAAGACCTTTGATTCGGTCTTTCCAACGCTTGTCTTGCTCTTTAACTCGTTCGTCAAGTTCTGCCTGGGTGTAAGTTTTACTCTCCGCTGCATCACTCTCTGTCGTGCTGTTTGTTTCATTAGTTTGTTCGTTAGTCTCTACATCATTTAATGTTTTGTCATCTCCGTCCATAAATCTTTTTGAGTTTAGTCTCTTTATAATCTTGTTATAGACTTTAGTGTCATACTCCACATATTATACCACGTATTAAACGGGTGCAGAGTTGCGGGGCTTCCCCGTAGTTTTGTGTCCGAGCAGCTTCATTTCATCTATAGCAGCTTGGTTCTCTGTTCGCTTAATGTAAAACAGTTTCATTGCCTTGCCGTACTGCTCATCATCCAGGGCTAGAATGTTCTTTTCTGATGCATTGTGCAGTGCAGAATACTCTGGCACAAACATCTCTTGCAGGTAGGCTAGGATGTTAGGGTTGTTAGCTATTTGTATTGCGGCTGCCTTTCGTTTGTCTTTGTCCATAGTTCTTAATTGTTTACGCTGGTAGTACCTTTGCTTGCGTCTCTTGGGCTTCTATCTGCTTGGTTTGCAGGTCTCCTGATACCTGTCCTTGTTGTGGCTGCTCTGTCTTGTCCGTGTAGAGTGATAGTTGCTCTTTAGTTACACCAATCATGTCCATGACGTTGTTGATGATAGCCTGTCCTTCTGTTGATTGTGGGTCTACTATGTTCAATAGGTTTGTGTATGACTCGAATAGTACAGCCTTACTTCTATCTTCGTCTGTTGTGTGGATGATTACCTTTCCAAGCACTTCTTTCTTAATAAACTCCTGGATAGCTGTGATAGCTCGCTTGGAACCTTCTCGTTTCATCTTGCCTTGCATCTGGTCTCGCATTAGCTGCACTGTCTCAGGGTCGATTACCTCACCTGATAGGGTAGCTCGTACAACTGCGTCTGTAATCTGGTCTTCTACTAACACTTCGTCGATTAGTTGTAGTTCTTGTGGAGTGTATGACTCGTAGATTTCATCTAACTTAGCTGCTGCTTCAAGTGCCATTGGTAGTTCCCAGTCTTCTACAATCTCAGTAACCATACGTCCCATAGCTTCTCGGTACTGTAGGAATTGTGAGTTAGCGTTCTCATCTTCGATAAACTGCCCTCGGAATGTAGCACCTGACTTAGCTGGTGCTCCCATCTTAGTATCAAATGAGCTAGTGATACGGTCTCCAGACGCTTGGATAGACTCAACCTCTGCTTGGTATATAGGTACAGACGTTGGTAGTACAGACGCTTGCTGGAACATCTTGCCGTCACCCACTTTCATAATAGTACCGTGGTCAATACCCTCGTCGTAGATTGTATCTGCTACATTAGGATCGTCTGTTACGAATAGAACCTTTCCACCAATAGCTACTGCTCGTGCTGTCTCAGTCTTGTAGAAGTTATGCCATCGCTGGTGTTCCTTTAGTTCCTCAGGAATACCCTCACCCATTCCTCGACCTGCCATCTCGTTACGAGCTTCGTACTTGTACGGTGATTCTTTTTCTAGGTTGGCTTGCATTACTACCCCTTGCATCTCGTCTCGGTCATTCTTTGCCTGTGGTGCTACGATAACCTGACACTGTACATACTTATGGTCGTCTTCTTGGACGTACGTAAAGTCAGTCCCATCAAAGTCAGCCTCTGCCTGGTTGAACATGTTCAATGTAATCTCACCGTGTAGTTCCCATACCTCGATAAGCTCAGAGATTGTCTCTGCTTTGTCCTTATCCTTCATATCTACCTCCTTAAAGGTAACAGCTGCCGTCTCAATAACGAGTGCTGTATCTTTCCAGCCAGTCTTGGTTAGCTCTGATGGTGTGTAGTAGTGACGTTCGATTACAACACCGCCTAAGATAGACTGCATATCAGTAATTACGTTTTCCCATTGTACTACCTTAGTCCCCTCCTTAGTCTTCTTAAACAAAGTACCACCGTACTCAGGTCGAGTAACAGAATACTTGTCGAGCATTGCCCCGAAGTTTGTTTCTCGCATGTGCTTCCGTAGAACCTTAGTTCCAATCATTGCAGCAATACGCGCTTTACGTGAACCGTCTACAGGTTCGATGTCGATGTGCTTCGGGTCGAAGTCAGTAGCTCGTGCTTCTAGTCGAATACGGTACTTAGAGATATTGTCGTATGGATAATCACCAATGATGTCATCAGATGCTGAGTTCTCGTCAATGTACTTGGATAACCGAGCACAGTTAATACTATAAATAAGCTCTGATTGCGAGTATTGCCCATCTCCTGGGATATCTACATGGCCGGTATCGTAGTTCTGCTTTTTAGTGTAGATAAAGTCTAAAACAGTTGTCATATAGGCATAATTATACCACACGTGCAATAGACACAAGGGGATAACTACTTATGTGTATCGTATATTGCTATCTTAGACCACCTTTAGCTTTAGCAACCTGTTTATACTTACGTCGGTTGTAGAAGTCTATCACTGATGTGTCCTGTTGCTTTGCTAAGTGTCGAGCCATAAAGTATCTGATACCGTCTAACGCATGGTCAAAGCCTTTCTCTGGCTTGTTTAGTATTTGCCCTGTCTTGTTCTTGTCCCACAGGTAGTTCATGTACTCACGCCAGATGTTAGACGAACGCTTAGTAACACTAATCTGCTGGTCTTGCATGATTTGTACACCGTGGTTTACACTGTCCTTGCCTTTCTCAGCCCCTACAATAGTTATACCATACGACTTTATCTCGTCGATACTCTTAGGTTCTGCACTGTCGGCTACAGTTAAGATGTCACCTTCCTTTAAAGCTGTTGCTATCTCACTATTGTGCATACCTTTGCGGTAGACAACCTCATCAAAGATATATCCACCGTTGTAGTAGTAGATGTCAGTTACGGCTGTCGGGTCATTTGAGTAACCGAAGTCTAGCCCTCGGCCAATCTTACGTGCCTCATGTGGTATTACATCTATCTGTTGCCAGCCTGTGTATACCTTGCCCTCTACTTCTCCGAGCTGTCCTAGGCCATATACTTTCCACCATTGCTTACGGTTCTTGCGTGACTCGATAGAGTCTATAATCTCTTGTGATAGAGCTTCGTTATCTAAATAGGTAAGCGTGATGTGGTCAGTGTCCGCTGGTCTGTTGTTTAGTATCTCATCGTAAAACCAAAAAGTGTTAGTTGGGTTCCAGTCAAGGTAGATGTATTCCTTAGTACGCACTTCCAGCTGGTCAAAGGCATCTAGGGTAACGTTGTTAGCCTCGTTGATGAAGCAGCGGTCACGCCGTCCACCTCGTAGCTTGTCACCGTTATCAGATGAAAAGAACTCTATTTGTGAGCCGGTTTCAAATGTATAGATACTATCAGTAGCGTTCCAACTGGCATCTTTCCAGTACTTGTGTGCTAGGAGTATGTTCTTAAAGTCTCGGATGGCGCCACGCTTAAGGTGTGGGATAGACTCAGATATAACAGAGGTTAGTTTAGGAGATGTATCAGATTGTGATTCATGTATAAGGTGCAATAAAATACTAATAGTCTTACTAGCAGATGTGCCTCCTTGTACAGCTCTAATCTTTTTATCCAGTGCTGCTATCTTCTGTGTTGCTGTCGTTAATGTGAACATCCTTAGTTACCGTTAGAATTGGAGTAGGTAATGCTACACCGTCTGACTTAATATCTACATGCTGTTGCGCTTTACCATGCACTCTATCCATTGTGTCAGTGTAAAACCTAGTGTCACCGTTAAACCCCTTACGGATAGCTTGCTCTGCCATTTCTATTTCAAATTGGTCTGCTGTCTGTCCTTTAGATTGGGCTATCTTTTCAATAGCCTCACGGTAAATAGTAGCGAAGTTCTTTTGCCCTTTTGGTCTACCAGGCCCCGCGTCCCTTTTAAGGTTCTTATTTTGGGGTCTCTCTACGGTTTTGTCTCGGTTTTTGTCCATGTTATTTCTTTGCCATTTAACTTTATTGTAGCATTACCTGTGTAGTCTACATAGCGCTGTACTATTACATCTACATACTTAGGGTCTAGCTCCATACCGTAACAAATACGTCCTGTCTTCTCTGCTGCTATGAGTGTAGAGCCTGAGCCGAGGAATAGGTCTAGTATAATGTCTTCATTCTTGCTACTGTTTCCGATTGCTCTTGCACATAGATTGACTGGTTTTTGTGTGGGGTGTCCGACAGCTTCGTGTGCGTTCTTACTCCCCATAAAGTTTCTAACACTGTCCTCTTTCCACACATCCACATCTTTATCTACTTTATAAAATGAACCGCTCCCACAGAATAGTATATCCTCGTGCATTCTGTTGTAGAGTTTCCCTTGCCCGTAAAGGTTCTTTACCCATACAATCTTCTCATAAAGTTCTAGCCCTATTTTTTCTATTTCTAGGTGAAAGAAAGACAAACATCTAAAGTTTCCGCATATATACCAGTTCTCCTTTTTTGAGAAGACGTACATATTTGCTACTGCACCTACAAATACTTGCTTGAAGTTGTCATCGTCATTCTTTATGTCAAAGTTCATTCCGTAAGGTGGGTCAGTAAACACCATATCTGCCTTCTTACCATCCATCAGCTTCTCCACATCATCTATCTTAGTACTATCCCCACACAACACTCTATGCTCTCCCAGCTCATACAAGTCGCCCAACACGCTCTGTGGTGTCTCTGGTACGTCAGGTACTACGTCATCAGCTTCGTCTGGTTCTATCATTAAGTCCATGTCAAAGCCAGTCAGCGGTGCAAGTTCTTCCAGGGTCTTTAGCTCCTCGATTACCAGAGGCATATCCCATTCAGACTCGTTTAGCTTGTTGTCAGCTAGGCGGTAGGCATTGGCTTGCTTCTCAGTAAGGTCTGCCACCTTTATAGGAGGCTCTGGCAAGTCGTGCTTCTTATAGGCAGCATAACGTCCATGTCCGGCGATAATAACCCCTTCCTTGTCTACAACAATGTCTTGTTGCCAGCCAAACTCATTAACTGAGTCTGCTATTTGTTGTAGTTGTTTATTTGGGTGCTTCTTGGCGTTCTTACTGTACGGTGTAATTTGTAAACTTTCAATAATTGTGTCTCTTTCTTGTTGTGTATATCCTTTTCCTTGTGCCATGTTATGCTCGTTCGTTATACCATTCCTCGATAGTTACTAACTGTACTTCCCACTGTAGCAATGTGTTACGTGCTGCTTCTAGTGAAGATTTAGTCTGTTCCATCTTATCTTCCATCTGGTGCAATGTGTATGCTTCTAGCATATTCTCCAGGAATAGGATTTGATTGTCTTGTGCTGTGATGTTAATTAGTGACTCCCGTTCGCTATCTACCATCTTTTTTAACTCTACTTGTTCAGGAGTTAATAGTGTTCGTTGTGCTGTAAGTGTGTAACCTAGTATGTTTAGTTTCATACTTAGATTATACCATACGTTTATACCCCATGTCCGAGTCGAACGGACTACCTGTAGATTGTAGATCGTTACTGCGTGCTGCCTTGCGGCGAGAATAGAATAGAAAATAGAATAGGTGGCACTACAGGTATACCATATGGGGTGTGGCCAACGGTTCCGATAGACGGAAGTGCGTTGGCTCCTTTACTATAACAAAAGCACCCCGTATTACAAGGTGCTTTGTCCACAGTTTAGGCTTCGTCTAGCTCTGCTTGTGCCATTGCTACCATCTCTGCTACTGCTTTCTTGTGGTCTCCTTCGTTGTTGAATAGTGCGACCACATACTTTTCTTTTC